GTCGGCCTTGACATGGCGGGTGTTGTTGGGCGCGTAACAGTGGAGACATCCTGATGGCGTTTACCCTTACGACTCTAAAGCAGGCTATACAGGACTATACAGAGTCAAACGAGACAACATTCGTTAACAATCTGACAACGATTATTACGCAGGCAGAGGACAAGATTCTCAAGGCTGTGCAATTGCCTGATTTTCGCAAGAATGTTTCTGGGTCTGTGGCGAGCGGTAATCAATACCTCATCATGCCCACAGATTTTTTGACACCTTATTCATTAGCCATCGACAACTCTGGCTTTGAGTATCTGATGTTCAAGGACGTAAACTTTATACGTCAAGCGTACCCGCTAACAACTACACAGGGAGCGCCCAAATATTACGGCATCTTCAGCCGCACCGCGTTTATTCTCGGCCCCACCCCCAATTCTGCTTACGATGCAGAACTGCACTACTTCCACAAACCCACCTCAATCACTGCATCTGGAGACGGCACAAGTTGGCTCGGCACCAACGCAGAGTCTACGCTTTTGTATGGCTGTCTTGTCGAGGCGTACACTTTTTTGAAGGGCGACCCCGATTTGATGCAGATGTATACCCAAAGGTATATGGAGGCGCTGACCAATCTGGAGCAGTTGGGCGAAGGCTACAGCACGACAGACAGCTATAGATCGGGCGAGGTAAGGGAAGCTAGAGCATGATTGGTGTTAGTGGTGGGTTTGAGATAGGTAGCGTTAACGTACACACAACACAGAACAGGGGGTTTACCCCAGACGAGATTGCTGAGAGATGCTTAGATAAGATCATCTCGGTAGCCGATACTGCGTTGCCAGAGGTACAGGCACAGGCGCAGGCATTCAAGGATCACATTAGAGCGGTTCTTGTTTTCTACATGAAAGAGGCCGCAAATAGCGACCGAACTACAGTGTATAACGCCCTTCTTGACGCAGGGCAAAAAGACTTAGCCGAACTTATCAGGAGAATGTGATATGGCTTTCAGCGGAAACTTCATGGCTTCATCGTTTAAGCAAGAGTTGCTTCAAGCAAAGCATGACTTTACGAATAGCTCTGGCGACACATACAAGCTGGCGATGTATACCAATAGCGCCTCTTTTGATGCGTCTACCACGGCGTACACAACCAGCAACGAGATCAGCGGTACAGGCTACTCAGCAGGCGGCGGGACACTGACTAATGTGACCCCAACTCTGTCTGGAACCACAGCCCTGACCGACTTTGCCGATCTTACGTTCTCTTCAAGCACCCTGACGTCGAGAGGAGCACTAATTTATAACACCACGGCAGGTAGCGGGAGCGGAACTACAAACGTGGTTCTTGTCTTGGATTTTGGCTCTGACAAGTCATCTAGTGCTGGCGACTTCACGATTGTGTTCCCAACGGCTGACGCATCTAACGCTATTATCAGGATTGCATAATCATGGCCTTGGTCATTGCTGATCGCGTAAAAGAAACTACCACGACAACGGGGACGGGTGCTATATCCTTAGCGGGAGCGGCTACCAACTTCCGCGCTTTTTCGTCTGTGATGTCGAATGCGGATACGACCTATTACGCAATTATTGATGATACTAACAATGCCTTTGAAATCGGCTTAGGCACCTATGCAAGTAGTGGCAACACGATAACCCGCACCACGGTTTTGACAAGTTCCAACAGCAATAATGCCGTGGACTTTGGGTCAGGGTCCAAGGATGTATTTCTGACTTATCCTGCGGATAAGGCTGTAGCTAAAGATGCCTCGGGTGACATATCTGTAAACATCTCAGGCCAACCAGACGCCAATCTTGGTGATGTGCTAGTTAATCAGCTAGATATCCAAGCGCAAGGTGACCTACGGCTACAGGATTCCTTAGGTGGTGAGTATGTTGCTTTGCAAGCTCCTTCTGGCGTTGCCTCTAGCTATACCCTGACTTTTCCAATGTCTGATGGATCAGCGGATCAAGTCATAAAAACAAATGGTTCTGGTCAGTTAAGTTTTGTTGATCAGACAGTAGTGCTTGAAGCTAATCGTAATAAAATTATTAACGGCAATTTTGATGTCTGGCAAAGAGGCACTAGTTTTTCAGCATTAGGGTATGGTGCTGACAGGTGGCGCTCTTACTATACCGGCGGCACTACAACAGTATACTCACAACAATCTTTTACGCTTGGACAAACAGATGTACCAGATAATCCTGAATTTTATGCAAGACTTGTTGTAACCTCAGATAGTACGTCTGACAGCAGAGCTTCTTTTAATCAAAAGATAGAAGATGTTAGAACATTTGCGGGACAAACTGTAACGGTTAGTTTTTGGGCTAAAGCCAATGCCACTAAAGATTTGGCGGTTGAGCTTTTGCAATATTTTGGCACAGGCGGCAGTCCAAGCAGTTATGTGACGGCAACACCTCAAAAATTTTCTATTAGTAGCACTTGGACTAAATACACCAAAACATTCTCTGTTCCTAGTATAAGTGGGAAAACCTTAGGAACAGATAATAATGACTATATAGATTTAGCATTTTGGATGGATGCGGGGTCTGATTACAACAGCAGGACATCATCGCTAGGCAATCAAAGCGGAACATTTGAGTTCGCCCAAGTACAAATAGAAAAAGGCGACACAGCTACTCAGTTTGAGCATAAACGCATAGGTGAAATAAAAAGAGAATGCTACAGGTATTATCAGTCCTATTCCAGAAGGTCAGGGTCTTATAACAATATAACGATTGGTCGAGCATATAGTTCAAGTGCCGGTAATTTCCGATTTCATATAGCAGAGGAGATGAGGACTGCACCAAGCATTTCATTTGATGACGTAGCAAATCTAGCCATTTATTCGATAACAAACCCGAATACTGGGGGAGGAGTCGCAGGCACGATCACTGCTATTTCTGCTTCTGGGACATATGGCCCTAATCATGTGATGTTTGGTGTTACAACAAACAATGCATTGACGATTCAAACTGGGTATATGATTGAATTGAATAATCAGCCGTCAGATGATCGGTTAATTTTTGATGCGGAGTTGTGATGACTATTACGTCTGTAAAATATCAAAAAAATGAAAACGATGAAAATGGTGCTGTCCAAATTACATATAGCAATGGCGAAGTTTGGTCTGCACCGATGCTAGGCTCCAATCGGCACTGGCAGGAGGTTCAGGAGTGGGTTTTGCAGGGTAATACCATACAGGAAGCTGAGTAATGGCTTTGGTAATTAAAGACAGGGTAAAAGAGACAACAACGACCACCGGCACGGGCAACATTGCTTTGGGCGGCGCAGTTAGCAACTTTGTCACGTTTTCTTCTGTTCTGTCAGATAGTGACACCACTTACTACGCGATTGTAGACAGCAACAACTCTGATTTTGAGGTGGGGCTGGGAACATACGCCAGTAGCGGCAACACAATCGCCAGAACAACGGTGCTCGCAAGCTCAAATAGCGGTTCTGCTGTTGACTTGTCAGCAGGAAGCAAGGTTATTTTTTGCGCCTTCCCAGCCGACAAAGCGGTAATTGAAGACGCCAACGGTGTAGTGTCAATAGAAAATTTGCAGTTTGACACGAACGCAATTAAGGCCACAAACACCAATGGCAACATACAGCTATTTCCAAATGGAACGGGCTTTACAGAGCTATACGGCAATACCAATGCTGGTGCGATCCGGTTTAATTGTGAGGTAAATACTCACGGTGTAACCCTAAAGGGGCCACCTCACAGCGCCTCTGCTACCTACAGCCTAGAGCTTCCTAATGCTGACGGATCAGCAGGACAGCTTCTCAAGACGGACGGTAGTGGCAAGCTGGCGTTTACGAGTTCGCTTCCCGGCATCACCGCGACAGCCTCAGAGATCAACATTCTTGATGGTGTTACTGCAACAGCCTCAGAAATCAACATTTTGGATGGTGTGACTGCAACAGCCTCAGAAATCAACTATCTCGACATTACTACCTTGGGTTTGACGCAGGCAAGCAAGGCTGTGACAGCAGATGCAAACGGTGTGGTTAGCTTTGATAACGGCACAATCGAAGAGGTTACAACCGTCACCTCTAGCTCTAACGCGGCGACCATAAACCTACGCGATGGCAACCTGTTTGAGCATGATCTGACAGAAAACGTCACCTACACTTTTAGCAACCCAGCCGCGTCAGGCAGGGCGTCATCGTTTGTGCTGAAGGTGATACAGGATAGCAGTGCTAGAACGATTACATGGCCCACAAGCGTTGATTGGCCTGCGGCCACAGCGCCTACCCTGACCGCAACAAACAATGGTGTAGATGTATTTGTGTTTTTCACCATTGACGGTGGCACAACCTATTACGGCTTTATTGCTGGGCAGGCATTAGCATGAGTGTAGCTAACAAGCTATTACGAGCCGCCGCCGGTAACGCTGGTAAAGCTGTTTACGTTGATGATGTGTTTTCTACAACCCTTTATACCGGCACGGACGGCTCTGTTGTAGTTCCTACCGGACTAGATTTAGCCGATAAGGGAGGCTTAATTTGGGGGAAAAGCAGATCAGGTTCACAAAATCATAGATTGTATGACAGCGCAAAAGGCACTCAGTATTCTTTAATTTCAAACGCCGCATCCGCACAAAGCGACCAAGGAACGCAAACTTTTGGTAGTAACTCTGTTACTTTGGGTGCGTCGTCTGGGATCGTTGGTTCTTCATCTTATGGTGGGCCAGATTATGTGCTTTGGTCTTTTGCTAAACAAGAAAAGTTTTTTGACATTGTTACGTACAGTGGAAACGCAACTAATGGTCGCGCTATAAATCACAACCTTGGCTCTGTGCCGGGAATGATTCTTATTAAATCGGTTACATCAAGCACTTATTGGCCTGTTTTTCATAGAAGTATAGGCAAAGGCCATTATTTATTTCTAAACACGACTGACACAAAAAGCACTTACGAAAGCGGCAGTAGTAATTCCAGATATTGGAATGATACTGACCCCACTGCTACCCAATTTACAGTAAGTAATGATGGCTGGGTAAATGGTTCTGGGCAAGATTATGTGGCGTATTTATTTGCCCATAACGAAGCAGAATACGGGCAAAATTCTGACGAAGCGATTATTCATTGTGGAACCTATACGGGAACTGCTAGCGCGGGTTTAAATGTTGACTTGGGTTTTGAGCCGCAGTGGGTAATGATAAAACGAGCAGACGCATCAGATGATTGGGTTATGTATGACGTGATGCGTGGAATGCCTGTGGGAGGAGACTCAGCAGAATTAAACCCAAATGCAAGTTATGCTGAGAATGGTTATTTTGGAAGCTCGCAACCAGACATAAATCCGAATGCGACAGGTTTTACCCTTCAAGGAACATCAAGCCCGTATAACAATTCGGGTTCTACCTACATCTACATGGCTATTCGCAGACCCCACAAGCCAGCATCAGAGTTTGCGGCTACTGATTTGTTTAGTCAAAGCATGGGTTTGAACGCTAGTGCTGGCGGCAAGGTTTATGCAACTACCTATCCAGTAGACTTTCATTTTGCAAAAAATAATATAAATGGAACGGGCGATTGGTATGTAAGAGATAGATTACGCGGGGGAAGTAACTATCTAAATTTTAACGATCCCAGAGCAGAAAGCTCCCATTCGTATAACAACGAATTTGATCACATGGACGGTCTTTATACGACAACTGGTCTAGATAATACCAGCTCTATAGGTTATGAATTCAGAAGGGCACCGGGCTTTATGGATGTCGTGGGTTATAAAGGCACTGGCTCTGCTCCTCTTGTTGTTAATCATAACTTAGGTGTCACCCCAGAGTTGATGATTTTTAAAGACAGGGGCGTTGGAAGTTACACAGGCACAAGCAATTGGTGGGTTTGGCATCCATATCTTGGCACTAACGAGGCATTAAAACTAAATTCATCTGATGCAGATGCTAGTAACGGCACTGTATTCAACAACTATAGCCCTAGCAGTACAACCTTCACCGTTTGGACTGAAACAGGGGTTGGAGCCAATGGAAGCAATCATATAGCGTATTTATTCGCAACAGTTGCTGGCATATCAAAGGTGTCAAAGTACACGGGTACAGGCTCTGACATAAATGTTGATTGTGGTTTTTCTGCTGGCGCTAGGTTTGTGTTGATTAAGCGTATTGATGCTACAGGTGATTGGTATGTGTATGACTCTGTGCGTGGAATTGTAGCCGGCAATGACCCTTACCTATTTGTAAATTCAAACGCGGCAGGGGTCACTACCACAGACTATATAGATCCTTTGTCTAGTGGTTTTACGATTACATCTTCAGCACCGGCAGCACTTAACGCCTCAAGTGGCGAATATTTATTTTTAGCAATCGCATAGGAATTGACATGGCAGAATATAGAAATAGAACAAGCGGAGAAATAAAAACAGAAAGCACACTTAGGGCTGAAAATAAAAATATGAGCTTTCCGAAAGTCTGGAGCGAAAGCACCCTTGATGCTTTAAACGTCGATCCTGTATTAGCTTCCCCTGAGCCAGAGCCTTCTGGTGATTACAAAGTTGTAGTGCGAGATGGTGTTGTACAAGATTCTAGTGGTAACTGGGTGTATGCGTGGACAGAACAGGATATGTTCACTGAGTATACAGATGAGAACGGTGATGTTCAGACTGTAGAAGCACAAAAAACGGCATACGATGCAGCAACTACAGCGTTTACAGCCGCTCAGGCACGTTCTCAGCGAGATCTTTTGTTGTCAGAAACAGATCACTATGGTTTGTCTGATGTAACTATGTCAGATGAGATGGCAACGTACAGGCAGGCTTTGCGTGATGTGCCACAACAGTCAGATTTTCCCAGCACGATTACATGGCCTACGAAGCCTTAAATGAATGGACCCGCTTTCTCTTGTAGCATTAGCATCTTCAGCATTTAGGAGTGTACAACTTTTAGTAAACAAAGGTGCTGAGATTGAACAAGTTGCTCAACAGTTGGGCAAGTGGTTTAGCTACGCATCAGATATAAGACAAGCTGAAAGAGAAGCAGAAAACCCTCCAATTTTTAAAAAGTTGTTTAGTGGTGGGTCAGTAGAAGAAGAAGCGCTTAACGCTACTATAGCTCGTAAGAAGCTACAAGAACAAGAAAAACATATACGTGAGTTGATTGTCTGGGCATATGGTAAAGAGACTTACGTAGAAATGATGCAGTTACGTAAAGATATACGTTTACGAAGAGAAAAAGCAGTATACAGACAACGTAAGAAAAGACAAAAGATAGCTGACACGATTGCTATGATTTTAGGAATAGTAGTTGCTTCCGGTGTGATATACGGCACAGCTTTACTTATCAAAGGCGCATAACTATGGAAGATGATGGAATGAAAGAAGTGGTAGATACAATTTCTGTGGCTACGGGTGTTGGTGCTTTAGCTGGCCTGTTACCCGCAGTAGCGGCTCTGTTTACAATTATTTGGACAGGCATACGCATTTGGGAAACTGATACTGTAAAGCGTATGAGAGGTCAGTAATATGTGGACGGCTTTGGTAGGTCCGATTGCAAACTTGGCTCAGAACTGGCTGTCTAATAGACACGAAAAGTCACAGGCCAAGCACGTAGCTCAGATGGAAGTAATAAAAAACACAGCTACGTGGGAACAGCATATGGCTGAAGCCAGCGGAAGGTCGTGGAAAGACGAGTGGTTCACCGTTGTATTAAGTTTACCTTTATTGGCGGTTTGTTATGGAGTTGCTATGGATGATCTAAGCATAATGCAAAGAGTTGGGATGGCTTTTACAGAGCTAGATAAACTTCCTGAATATTATCAGTATTTACTTTTTGTAGCCGTAACAGCTAGTTTTGGTATACGTGGTGCTGACAAACTAATGAAGATGAAGAAGTGAGTTATTTTACGAAAGAAGAATTAAGCTGTCAGCATTGTGGTGCGTACAAGTTTGATGAAGAATTTTTAAAGGTTTTAAATAACATTAGAGAAGAATGTAATTTTCCTTTTGTTATTAGCTCTGGTTACAGATGCGTTGAACATCCTATAGAGGCTTCTAAAAGCCGTGCAGGAGCGCATACAACAGGCTGTGCAGTTGATGTAGCCGTAAGCGGAGATAAAGCTTTAAAGGTTCTTGAAGTCGCCATAAAGCATGGTGTAAAAAGAATAGGTGTAAATCAAAAAGGTAAAGGACGATTTATACATTTAGATATGGCAGAAGAGGCTTTTCCATCTCCTGCGCTCTGGTCGTACTGAGGAAATATAAATGGCTCAAACAAAGAAAAGAAATCGTAGAAAAGTCAGGCGGCAATATCACAGAGGCACACACTCTGTAAATAAAGTCGGGCAGTTTCAACCGCACGACCCTACTGATCCTAATCATAATAATCCTTTAGATGATACTGACCGCGATATTCCCGGTGGCGGTGGTGGTAATGCTGGTACTGATGATCCCCCTCCAGTAGACGATGAAGGTAATCCTATATTACAGCCGGGAGATCCCGGTTATGATCCTGCGTCTGCTAGTCAGGTAGAGCCTCCGACTAAGCCGACTGTTACAACAGGCACTGTAGCGCAAGCCGGTGATACTGCTGTACGAGAAATAGAGTTTGTTGATAGCTCCCCAATAGAAACACACGAAGGGGCAGAAGGAACTTTTACTAATTTATTGAATACTACTCAAGATCCTTCTCAGGTTAAACCAGATCCAGAAACACCATCACCTATTCAAGTAGAAAAACAACCAGAGCCTACATTAGCTAGTACAACCTATACTACTGAAGTACCCAGCAAAACTTTAACATCTGTTGTAGATAACATGGGAACAGGAACAGTAACTAAAGGAACTGCTCCTGAAGCTATTGAAGCGGCTACTTATGATGCAACTCAAATTGCTCCAGAGGATGTACCAACTGTAGAGGCCGCTCAAGGCGAACTCAGTGAAGGTGCAATAGCACAAGTTGATGAAAAAACTTTATCTGAACGAGCACAGGCGGCTAGACGAGATACTACTCAAGAGCAAGCCGCTTTAGTTAGGCAAAGAGCAAACTACGAAATTTCAGATGGCTCATATGTAGACAAGGTTACTGGTAAAATATCTGATATTGCTCCTACCAGTGCGGCTGAACTTACAGAACGTGAAGCTATATTAGGCCAAGCGGCTAGAGATGGAACAGCCGCAGAAATAATTGATAGTGTAGGCTATCAAGCGGCTCAACTACGAGAAGTAAAAGGAACAGCCGCTAAAGGAGCCGCCGCAGAAATGGTTGCGGCAGTTGGCGAGCTTCCTCCAGCCATTAGTGCTACGATTGTAGAAAACCCTGCAACTGTTGAGGCTCAAGTAGATAATGAGCCTATTGAAGTACAAGCGGCTATTGCGGCTTTGCCTACAGAGGCTCTTGTGTCAGCGCAGATGGAAACACTGCTTGGCGGTATTGAAGATGGAGATATACCTGTTTGGGCTAAACCAGCAGTTGATCTTGTAAATCGTCAAATGCGTTTAAGAGGTTTAGATGCCTCTACTGTAGGCCGTGATGCGTTATTTAATGCAATTGTTCAAAGCGCCTTGCCTATAGCTCAATCAAATGCTCAAGCCCTACAGCAAAGGTCTGCTCAGAACCTCACAAATCAACAGCAGGCGGCTGTACAAGAAGCTAACCTCAATGCCCAACGAAGACTGCAAAATGTCTCTAACAGCCAAACAGCGGCTTCTCAGACGGCTCAGATGGCCCAGCAGATGGCAACTATGCAAAGCCAATTTGCACAAGATGCAATCATTACTTCTGCGGCTCAAGCACAACAAACAAGATTAGCAAACCTTCAGAATCGTCAGCAGTCTGCAATTCAGAATGTGCAGAATCAACAGGCAAGCAATGCTCAAAACTTAGGCAACGAACAACAAACTGAACTGGCTAATCTTCAGTTTGAGTTCCAAACTAATGCGGCAAATATGTCGGCTGAGAATCAAGCCCGTCTTGTAGAGATGCAAACAGCCGCTGATTTTTTATCCAAGAATGCTGGCTTCAAACAACAAATGGAGCTTGCAAATCTTTCTAACGAACAACAAATTGAGTTAGCTAATTTAACAGCTTTAAACCAAGCAGACTCTGAAAGTCTTACAGCCACACAACAAACAAGGCTTGCTAATTTAGATGCTCGTTTAAAAACTAATCTTACTCAGGCTGACATTGCAAGCAAAATGAATGTTGCTCAGTTAAGTGTAGATCAACAACGTGCTGTGCAAAATGCAACAATGGTTGCCAATATAGATCTAAATAAGTTTAATGCTGACCAACAAGTTATTTTAACTAACAGTAAATTTATGCAATCTATGACAATGACAGACTTTAGCGCTCGTCAACAAGAAGCTATGCAAAACGCAACGGCGTTAGCATCTTTAGACTTAGCGAACCTTGATGCTCAAACAAAACTTGCGGCTCAAAATGCTCAGTCATTTTTACAGATGGATATGGCAAACCTAAACAATCGTCAACAGGCGGCAGTGTTAGATGCCCAAATGATGCAACAAACCATGTTGTCTAATCAGGCCGCTGACAATGCCGCAAAACAATTTAATGCAACAAGCACAAACCAAACGCGACAGTTTAATCAAAACATGGCGCAACAAATGGAAATGTTTAATGTCCAACAACAAAACTCTATGGAGCAGTTTAACGCTAGTGAAAAGAATAGGCTGTTAGCTACCGAACAAGGTATTGCAGGGCAGTTAATGTCTGCTGAAATTGGTGCTTCTGTAGCGTTACAGCAAGCAGAGATTAGAGCAGAGTCTGCGGCAGATTTACAGAATACCCAACTGCAAGCCGCACGAGATCAGTTTAATTCTCAAAATGCTTTTATTAATGCACAGGCAACAGTTGAGTACGAAAGAAAAACTAATCTTATTGATACTGCGGCAATGAACGAAATGAACAAACTAAATGCACAACAAGAGTTTCAACTTAGTGCAATGGAGTATGAAGCTGGTCTTATGGAAGCAAGAGATAATGCGGCATATTTAAGACAAACATTTGAAAATGATAAAAATTTAAAAACTCAGTTGTATATTGCGGCTATCGGAAACGAAACTGCGGCAGGAAGAGATTCAGATAATAGTCTTTCTGTAATGCAAACTTTTATTGATGGCTTAAATTTAGGGGGCTAGGATGGGATTTTTTAAAAAAATTGTTAAAGGCGTAGGAAAAATATTTAAATCGATTGGCAAAGGGATTAAAAGCGTCTTTAAAAAAGTTGGTAAGTTTATGGGTAAGATTGGTATTGTTGGTCAATTGGGCCTAATGCTGATCGCTCCTTATGCTATGCCAATGTTAGGGTCGTTTGCAACAAGTATGATGGGATCAACAATGGGTGGAGCTTTTGGTTCGATTGTGCGCGGTGCTGGTCAATTTCTTAATGCCGCTGTAAAAGTAGGTACACGAGTTGGACAAGTGTTCAAGTCTGTAACTAAAGCCGTAACAGGAACTTTAAAAAATACTATTGGGTTTACTCTAAAAAAAGCTGGGCTTGGGGATTTTGTTCAAAATATTTCTGGTTGGGATGTAGGTAGTTTAGATTTTGATACTGCTTTTCAAAAAACTGGAGATTTGTGGTCGAAGGCTGGTGATGATTTAGGACAGTTATTTTCTAAATCTACATTAGACTCTAGCATGAACAGTTTTGGAATACAAGCAAACCTTAATGATAGTTTTGCAAAGCTAGAGGAAAGAGGCTTTGATTTAGATAACCCTGACGTTCAAAAAAGTTTACAAGATGCGGGTATTACTGAGTCATACGATGTGCCTAGTCTTAAAGAGCTTGGTCTTCCAGAACCAAATACAAACGCCTTTCCAGCAAAGTCTGGTTTAGAATATAGTGAGATGGTAACGGGTCGGCCTACGCCAGAGCTACTTCCACAGTATACAGACCCTAGTAGTGTTTTTCCTTCTACCACTCCTGCACCAACCGAATCTTTGTTGAGGCCACCATTACAGGCCGCTGGAAATATTCAACCTCCTGCTCCGTCTGGAATAGAGCTTAATTTAGATAATTATGTGTTTGATTCAAAACCACCCCTTCCCGGTGGAGAAACTTTAGAACTATCTCAAAAAATACAAGATGGTGTTAAAACATCTTATGAAGCTAATGCTTGGGAAAAAACAAAAGCATTTGCAGAAGCTAAAGGCTTACCAACTACAGCAGGAGGAGTTGCTATGCAAGCGGCAGAGCTTGCGGCTTATGAGCCTCCTACATACGAAGATAAAGTAACACCACTTGATTATGTAGACTATAGTTCGTTGCAGGCACAGCCTATCTATCCAACAAGCGATGGCTTGCGCTATGGCAATATGCTTACTCCAGATCCGTTTGATGCTCCTAGTCTTATTGATGCTTTAATGCAGGGTGACTTTAATTCTGCATATCAATATGGATATTACGGCTCTCCTGCACTGATACGAGAAATGATGCGATGAATGAAGAAATTTTAAGAATTAATGTTGAAAAAAAATTCCCTATACCGGGAATGGCTATGACGCAAGATCCTGATAATCCTTCTCCAAGTGACAAACCACCGGAGTTTACGGACATTCACGATTGCATTAAACATATTTTCTTAAACTCAATTCAAGAAGAAAATTATATGAATTTAATGGAGTTGCTTGCAAAAGGCTTTCCATTAATGGAGATTGTTCAAACAGTTCTTTTCCAAGGTTTTTATGGCGGCAAGTGGAACTACAGCATGATGTTATTGCTTATTGAGCCTGTGGCATATATTTTCTTAGCCTTTGCTGAACGAGCGGG